ATATATAGAAATTATATCTAATGTCTCTTGATATTTTTCTTCTAAATTGGGTGAAAATTCATAATTTAATTTTTCGGTATAATATTGCACTAATAATTTATGTAAATATTTTTTTCCACTATTTAAATTTTTAAATAATACTTCATCCGTATATTCTATTGATAAAGTATTTTTAATATTTTCTAATCTATTTAATTCAAAATTTAATTTTTCTATAGATGTAAAATTTATTTTTTTTAAATTTCGTAATTCATTTCTCCAATTCATCCATTCATTTCTAGATGGTTCAGATAATTTTACATCAGGTAATTGTGTCCAATCTGTTTCAATTAATAATCTATTTCTACGAGCAGCAGCCTCCGCCCATTGTGCAATCTCTTTATTTTTAGAGGGGACATATTTTAAATTTTTAATTTTTATGATATTCATTCATATATTTATATAATACAGTTAATACAGTTATCACAACCAAAATTACCACCTATTCCATAATGATTCCATGTTTGACTCCAATATAATGTTACAGGTGGAGTAGTAGTTATGTTTGTTCCACCTAATGGACATCCGGGGGCACCTATACTATTTATAAATTCATCAATTGATGGTATCCACCATGTTTTTGTACTACCAACACTATCGGTTACTACAATATTACCCCACATTCTCATACCTGCTAGCCAATCAAATCCATTATAAAATGTTCCACTAATATATCGTAATCTTGTATATGTAATTTCTCCTTCAACTAAACCGGTTCTAACTGGATTGGTGGATGTTCCATTACCTCCAGAATAACTAGGAAGAACATAACTTATTCCTCCATTATTATTATATTGATATGGAATAGAACCGGGATATAATGGATCAGATTCATTAATTTGAACTAATTCTTCTCCAGAATATAATATTTCCGCTATTACATTACTAAAGTCTACGGTATATGGGGGGACTCCTCCATTTAATTTTTGTATAGACACATACATACTTTGATCAAATGTGTTTTTACTTATTTGCCCGCACGTATCATGTATTTCTATTATTGTGCCACCGGGTCCGGGAGTTCCGGGATCACAAACAGCCGGAGATACATATAATCTAGTCCTTTCACCCAATTCAAATATAGTTGGAGACGGAGTAACTGTCGCTGATGGTGTCGGTGGAATAAATGTTGGTGTTGGAGTTGGTGGAATCGGAGATGTAGTTGGTGTTACTGATGGACTTGTACCAACAGTTGGGGATGGAGTTGGTGTTACTGGTAATGATGGTATTGGCAATAAGCTACCATTATTTTCATTACCTCTAATTCCTATAATTAAATAATTTGCTAGCCCGGAAATTCCTTCGGTGCCACCTATAAATTGATATTCCATAGTTACTACGGCATCAGTATTTGTAGAACATATCATTCCTTGAAATGCCCCATCATATGCTCCGGGGGAAACAGACCATATACATTCCTCATAAGAAAATACATAACCTGTTGTTGGACTTACTGGACGTGGTAGTTGTTGCCCATGACTTATAGAACCCCAATTTGCTCCAACATCTTCCAATCCCCGAATTGGAATCCAATAAGTTCCATCATATTGATATAATAATCCATTTGTAGAATTATGCCAAAATTGTCCCTTTACCGGATTTGCTAATAAATTATTATGTGTTAAAGACAAATTCGGATGATTTGGGTTATCAATATTTTCAGAACATGAAAAATTTTCTAATAAATGTAATAAATTTTCATTTAATAATTCCCCATATTCTAATCGTATTCTTCCAAATAATGAAATATCAGTTGATAATATATCTATATCTCCTTCTGATATTGTTATAGGACTTATATTTACATCTGTAAAATTTACTATATAATTACTCATTATAATTTATCCAATGTTAATATTTATCTATAGTCCGCAATCCGGACAATTACTACAATCATAATAATGAGTCCAATTTAAAGTGTGATATAATATTGCTCCGGGGTCTGTTGTTATATTTGATCCACCAATTGGAGTTGGATTTATTGGAATCCACCACGTCCTACTATTACCTAATGAATCCCATAAAATTATTCTACCTTGTATACTATAATGTATTTGATATTCTCTAGTCGGAGTAAATAAATTTGGATCATCAAATTTTAATTGTAATTTTATATTAGGAATATTCCCCGGTATTAAATTTGTTCTTTCATATGAACTACCGCCGATTGTTCCACCAGAATATGATCTTTTAATAGTCATATTAGGTAATGCATATTGTTGTCCATCATTAGGTAAAAATAATCTTCCCCATGGACCATTAATATATATCCATCTAAAACTTACCGTATAAGGCGGCGTTCCCCCTGATAATCCTTGCAGAGAAATAAAATAACTTTTTTCAACTTCTGATAATGTTACTAATGGTCCACAAGTATTTTCTAATCTGGTTTCAACTCCGCCCGGACCAACTCCGCCCGGATCGCCGGGACTAGGAGAAGTATATAATCTTGTACTTATTCCTAATGGGGCAGAACTTTGTGTGGGAGACGGTGTGGGTGTTACAGTTTTTGTAGGAGTTACTGTAGGAGTATTACTTGGAGTTACGTTAATTGTTGGGGTAACACTTGGAGTTGGAGTAATGGCTCCAATTGTTGGAGTGGGAGTTGGAGTAATTCCCTCTATTGGCGGAGGAACTATCATATGCCCTAAATTATTGTTACCTTTAATTCCTATAATTAAATAATTAACTATTCCGGGTAATGGAAATGTATCTCCAGTTAATCTATATTCCATAATAACTCTACTATCCACTTCAGTATAACAATTCATTCCTTGAAATGACCCATCATATGCCGCAGGGGAAACTGACCATATACATTCCTCATAAGGAAATACATAACCTGTGGTTGGACTTACTGGACGTGGTAATTGTTGCCCATGTCCTATAGAACCCCAATTGGCACCAACATCTTCCAATCCCCGAATTGGAATCCAATATATTCCATCATAATGATATAATGTTCCATTTGTGGAATTATGCCAAAATTGTCCCTTTATTGGATTTTCTAATAAATTATTATGACTAATACTTAAATCAGGAGTATTGGGTAAAATTTCATCTTCTGGACATGAAAAATTTTCTAATAAATGAAGTAAATTTTCTTGTAACTCTTCACCATAACTTAATCTTATTAATCCAAATAATGAAATATCAATAGAAGTGTTGTCAACAGCTTGTTCCAATACATATATTGGAGATGTGTTTACATCAGTAAAATTTACCTCGTAGGAATTCACTATTATACCCCACGTAAATCATAAATATATTTTAATACCTTTTTTTTAATTAATATTTTCACAAATTATACCTTAAAAATCTGATACACAATCACCACCATTTTCAGGTTGGCAATTAAATTCACTACATGTATAATAATGATCCCACGTAACCGTATGAAATAATATACTAAAAGGATTAGTTGTTATATTTGATCCTCCAGCTAATGTAGGAGTTGTCGGAATCCACCATGTTCTAACTGATCCTAATTGATCAGTCACAATAACTTTTCCATGAATTGTAAAATATAATCCACGATAACTCGCCTGATTCGTTGGCCACCATACACTAATATTATCTATAGTAAGTCTAAATCTCGTATATGTTAATACATTAACTCCTACAGATGTTCTAACTGGATTTGTAGTAATTCCACTACCACCAAAATATGTTTTTGTTATACTTAAAGAACTAGGTAAAGAATAAGTCTGAGGATCACCCGGAAAGGCTGTTTCGCCTCCAGCACTATGAAATACAACATTACTAAAATCTACAGTATATGGAGCTAACCCACCAGTAAGCCCTTGAATTGAAACATAAACTGATCTTTCTACAGCTTCTGAAATAGTAACTCCTCCCCCGCATGAATCTCTTACAGAAGTATCTCCTCCGCCGGGTCCGGGAGTTCCGGGATCGCCGGGACTAGGAGAAGTATATAATCTAGTAGTTAATCCCAACGGACTAATACTTTCTTGTGGAGTTTGTGTTGGAGTTACTGTCATAGTAGGAGTCACTGTAGGAGTCACTGTAGGCGTAACTGTTTGAGTTGGAGTTAGGGTCGGTGTTAATCCTATTGTAACCGTAGGAGTAGCTGTAGGAACTGGTGTTGGAGTCATAGATAACGATGGCGGATCACCTAATGGATTATCCCCCAAATTTGTATTACCCCGTATTCCTATAATCATATAATTAACAATCCCAGAAGTTAAAACACCGCTTCCGGTAATTTTATATTGCATAGTAACAGTAGAATCATCAGTATCAGTAAAACAACGCATAAATTCAATTTCATCAGGATAATTAAACGGGGATACCATCCATGAACATTCTTCATAAGTAAAAACATATCCAGTATCAGAAACCGGTAATGGTAATTGTTGTCCATGAGTTATGGTTCCATAATTAGCAGCAACTTCTCCAAACATACTAATTGGAACCCATATATCATTTGATCTGACATAAATTAATTCATTTGTAGAATTATACCATAATTGTCCATTAATAGCATTTTGTAAAGTACTATCTAATGCAACAGATAAATCGGGGTTTCCCGGATTATTAATATTTTCCGGACATGCAAAATTCTCTAATAAATGAAGTATATTTTCATTCATTAATTCCCCATATTCTAATTTTTTACGCCCAAATAAAGCTATAGGAAGATTTTGATTTACAATTTTTTCCTCAACATTTATTGGGGTTTTACTATCATCTGTATAATTTATTACATAAGTTACCATTAAATATCCTCTTCAAATTTTTCTATTTTAGAATAAATCATATCTGGATTATATTCTTCATCAGAAATTTCATATATTTTTAATCCAGTAGTTTCTGCATTTAATACAGATAATTCTTTTCTAGCGGTACCTATAATTACCTCTTCATCATTTATATTTTTTACTAATAAAAACATTTTTATTTTCCTATTATAATTCGTTAAGTGTAATTAATTCTAATACAATTATACCGCCAGAGGTTCCTACCGGACCTGTTATTGTTACATTAACCGTGGCATTAAATTCTTGTCCAAATATAGGTGGAACTCCTAAACACCATGAACGAGGAGATGAAAAATCTCCAGATGTTGGACCCGATGCAGTTTGTGGACCATCTTGAGTTACAGTAAATGTATAATCCGCGCCACTTTCTCCTGCTCGAAATCCACCATCTACCCATGGAGAAGAAATTCCACATGCTGCGGCATTAACAAAACCACTATTTGAAATAGTTATACAAGCTGATTGATTTCTTTGTCCACATTGATATGTAGCTGGCAACACATCTCCTTGAGTATCTGGGGATGGAGATGGTGTTACAGATGGAGTTCTAGTTGGAGTTACTGTTGGAGTCGGAGTAACGGCTGGTGTTTTAGATGGAGTAGGCGTTACATTAGGTGTAGGGGATTGTGTTGGGTTAGGAGTAGATGCTGGTGTAGATGATGGAGTAGCTGTATTTGTTGGTGTAGGAGTTGGAGATGTTCCAGCTTCTGGTGTATTTGATGGGGTAATAGACACAGTTGATGTCATTGTTGGTGTTGGTGTAACTGTTGCATTTACCGTAACTGTAGGGGTAGCAGTAACTGTAGGAGTAACAGTAGCGGTTGGAGTTGGAGTTGGTGATTCAACTACTGGCTGACTTGGTGGTGGACCAATTGTTCCTATATTAGCATTACCACGAATACCTATAATTTGATAATTAACAAATCCATTCGTCATTGAAGAACCTGTTGGACGATATTGCATTGTTACTAATGCATTATCATCAGTGAAACATTGCATAAATTCAATTTCATCTGGATAATTAAATGGCGATACTATCCAAGTACATTCATCATATGTAAATACATATCCGGTTATAGGACATATTGGTAATGGTAATTGTTCTCCATGTGCTATAACTCCATAATTTCCAGCGATATCGCACCCACTCCCCAATCCCCCCCAATTTGTACCATCATATCTATAGGGACGAAGAGTTGTTGTATTATACCATATTTGTCCTTCTATTGGATTTTCTAATAATGATCCAATTGCTGTACTCAAATCCGGATTTCCGGGATTTCCACTATCTTCAGGACATGCAAAATTTTCTAATAAATGTAAAACATTTTCATTAAATACCTCACCATAATCTTGTTTTGTTTTCCCAACAAATGCAATATCCGCCCTATCAATTATTAATTCTCCTTTAGAGACTAATATATGATCTTTATTTTTATCAGTAAAATTTATTGTATAAAGATTGCTTAAACAACTTGTCATAATATATCCTGAAAATAATTAAATGTATGTTATTATTTATTATTTATCCTGATTTAATTATAATTGGATATCTTCTATATATTTTTTAATTTCCGGAATATATTTTCTATTTTTTTCTATAATTAATTTCCACAAGTTAATATTAATAGTTTGTTCAATAATTTTTTTCTCTTCATTATTTAATTTATTTGCAAAAAAATGTTTAAATTTTGGACTAAATAATAAAACCCATGGAGAAATATTTTTAGTCTCAATTAGTCTGGCTAAATCAATAGGTTCTATATGATTGAATATTTCATTAATTTCACAATTTAATATACGAGACAATTTACTCATAATTGTTAATGTTATTCTCACATGGGTTTTAGGAGAAATATCATCATCATATCGAGATTTAAAAAAATTATAAATATCTTCATTATACCAATGTGACGGCAAAATATTTTCAGATGACATAATTTCTATGTATAATGTAGGGTCTGGTATTCCAACTTTATTAACAAATAAAACAAATTTAAAAAAAGAATTATAATATCTTGATGATATAAATGATGATATTTTCGGTTCAAATAAATTTCTTTTTTTAAACCATACTTTATAATATAAAAAAGCAGTAATACCAGATTTAGTTTCTAATTCTTCCATGCGAATTTTTTCTTGGCATGAATGACTTATAGACTGATCCTCTGATAAAAATTTAGTTTCACAATATGGACATTCAAACATCAATATTCTTTTCTCAAATATTTTATATTATCAATATATCCTAAATCTTCCGCCATTGCAATAATTGTATCCAAATTCATTAATTCACTACAAGTTATAGCTTCATCATTACTTATATTATAATATTCTTTTAATATCTTAACTGTTTGGGGGCGTTTGGAATCTTTAATTTCTTTCTTTTTCCATTTATAAAATTCAGAATTTCCATTTCCAATAGATGCCAATGTATGAAATAATAATTTAGGATATTTGCTAAGAGAAAATAATTGTTTATTAACACTAGAATTTAATAATAAAAGTTTTTCAGCACTGTCGCTCATAGCAAGCCATTTTATTAACATAAAAAAAGATATTTTAGATTGATCTTCCTTTGTTAAGGAATCAAAATAATCATAATTATTAATATCTATATTATTTAATAATTCAAATATATTATTGTTCTTCTTCACTTATACTAATCCGTAATTTTGCATCACAAAATTTACATATTATTTTATTATCATGTTCTCTAATAAATAAAAATTCTCTAGGATGAACACACTCTTTAGCTAATTCATCGCGTATGGCAATTATTTCATCCAATACTCCCTGTTTTTGCATTGTTAATTCTAACATTTTTTCTTCTATTGGAGAAAGTTTATCTGAAATTAATCGTTTTAATTTTTTATGTTTTCTATTCCAAGAAATTCTTTCATTTTTTGGAGTATAATTTACAATTTCAGTAAAAATTTCTCTATCTTTTTGTTTTTTAGTTTTATTCATAATATTTCCTTTAATTCACATAATTTAATAATACATGCTGTTAAATTTAATTCTGGTATAACTACATTTTCATGCATATACACATAATGTGCAATTATTATATACCCCTTTGATAATAAATTTTTATTATTTTTAAATTTTTTAATTTCTGATAAATTGTTATCAAGAAATTTATATACATCTATTATTTTATCAGTAGATAATTTTTCATAAATTATATTTCTTAAATGTAACCAATTATTTTCATTTATTCCTATCAAAAATTCAACTAATATTTCCAATTCGTTATCATCATATGTTGGAGGATTCAATATACCATCTTTATAATGTTTTTCTAATAATGTTATAAATTTTCTAAAATCAGGATATGTCATTGATAAAAAATCATTAAGTAAATTATTTAAATTTTTATGATCAATATTTTGTAAATATAATCCTTGATCTAATAATATTTTTAATGCATACTCTTTCATTAATTTTCGATCAAGAGAAGAAAATTTATATTCAGTACATCTAGAACGCAATTCTGGAGTTAATTTATCTGGTTTATTACATGTTAAAATAAATCTAGCATTTCTATTTTTATCTTCCATCATAGACTTCAATGCGTCTTGCGCTTGCGGAGTAAGAGAATCAGCTTCATCAAGGAATATAATTTTATATTTCCCGAAACTTAATGGAGCCATAAATCTTTTAACATCAGTTCTAATTGTATCTACCGAATTATCATCACTAGCATTTAATTTTAAAAAATCCATATCTGGAACATTTAAAGCCTCTTTTAATATTAATCCAAGAGTGGTTTTACCAGTTCCTCGATGTCCACTAAACAATAAATCTGGAATATCTTGATCCTTAATATATTTTAAAAATATAGATTTATCAAATTCATTTTGAAATATATATTCATTAATAGTTGTAGGACGATATATTTTATACCATCCTGTGGTTACAATTCTCATATTTACTCCATATAAGTTAAATTATATTATATGGTATTGAGGATAATGTCAACTAAGTTCTGGCGACATCACCTAAATTAGAACGAATTTTTGAATTTTTAATATCTTTACTAAGAACATTTATTATATTGTATAAATCATTAATTCTATCAATATTGTCATGGTCTCTAATTATTTTTTTTATTTCTGTAATAGCATCATCATTAATAAAATTTGTAGGAATATTATCTTCACCGGTACCTTCATCAGTATTATCACCGGTATTATCACCGGTATTATCACCGGTATTATCACCGGTATTATCACCGGTATTATCACCGGTATTATCACCGGTATTATCACCGGTAATATCCTTATCTTTATTATCAATTATTAAATTAGAAGATAATTTTTTTCTTTCATTTTTTCTATTAATTATTGCAATATTAGCAGCTATAGTTAATGCTACAGCTAATGGATCAAATACAAAAATTAATAATAAAACAAACCATAAAACTGCATCATCCGGGTTTTTATTTAAAACTTGAGCAACATATATAATTGGTCCTATTTTAGCTTCCGTATTTAAAATATTTCCTTTTAAATTTAATAATTTATCATTTATATCATCAATATTAGTAAGAATATTATTTTTTTCAGTATCAAATGTAGAAATTAATTCCATTCTTTTAGACACATATGTTTCAGGGATTTCTTCTATTTGTTTGTTTATTCCATTTAATCTATTATTATAAAATTCTTTTTGCTGTTCATATAAAATTATTTGTTCATTTTGTTGTTTTAAATCAATAGTATCTTTTTGATATGCAGCGGTTAAAAATCCAAAAATTCCAGCAGATGTAATAATCATTATTCCCAAAACAGCTACACATAAATAAAAATTTATAATTTTTGGAGATATTTTCCAAAATCTATATAAAAATGATGCAGCTACAAGTTTTCCGGCCTCAAGAGATGTTCCCATAATAATTACTGGAATAAAAGACGCAGAAAATATCTGCGCCAATCCATACACACTAAAAAAAGCAGCAGAGGACGCAACGGATAAAGCAGAAAATATTAATAATAATATAAATCCCATGGATAATATTTATTGATAAAATTAATTAATGAACTAAATTATATCCGGAATAGTATCAGAAACACAAATTATTTTTTTTAAATCCGTGAACCAAAATTTAATATCATCATTAACATTAAGTGTAAGTCCCTCAGTCCATCCTAATGCTTCTATTAAAATATATTCTCCCGGAGATATCTCTTCATCTGCAATGTCTGGACCAGTAGCTATAACTTCTCCCCATCGATTTTGTTTAAGCTGGTTATTAGGTAATTCAATTACTTCAATACCACTTTTTGTTTTACCATGAAATGCATTACTATGTACCCGTTCCACAAATTTAAATAAAATTTTCGTATTTAATGGTTTAACATCAACTAATTTAATATCCATATTAATTAGCCCTATTCTTTTTTATAATTCTTTTAGTTATTTTATCATTAGATGATAAATCATTTTTAGTATCGGTTATATTAGATACTGGTTTTGATGTAGTATGTAATAAGTTATCAATAACTTTTTTACCACGTCTTTTACGTTTTGAAAAAACAAATTTTTCTCTATTTTCAACATCTATAGGAGTAGGTTTTTCTCCAATTTTTTGTTTTATTTCTAATAAATCAAAATTAACTTCTTCTCCTCTCATACTTCTAGTTTTTCTTTCCATTATAAAACTCCAAAATATATAAATTTATAAATATATTTATACTCTAAAAAAATCTGTAGTATTTAATTCATATTTAACACTATCAACATCATGAACCCCAATTAAATATAATATATAAGAGCAACAAGAACTTCCTCTCCCTGTACCCCATATTATATTATTCAACTTAAAAATATCAATTATATATATAAGAACATTTAATAATTTAAAATTATTTGATTTCTCCCATAATTTAAACTCATATTTTACTCTATTTATTCTATTATTTTCTTCCAATTCATTAAAATTATTTTCTAAAAATTCTTCAGATAATTTATAATACACAAATTTTTTAATATTAATATCCAAATATTTTTGTGGTATATTCCAATCTAAATAATTATCTGAAATAACTACTTCATTTTTTTCTTTTAATATAATTTCTTCGTTTAATCTATTAAATTGATTAATTGAAAAATCAAATTTGTCTATAATATACTTTGATTTCCATTCTAATTTATTTAAAATTTTATCAATTATACCATCAACAGTATATGAAGAATCTCCATCATACCATAACACTCTATTATTTAATATTGTATATGGCTCAGATAAAGCTTGATTTATATTCTTTTCCACTTAAATCATTATCCATCTTATGTGTTTTTCCAGTATTTATTATTCTCCCACCATCTTCAGTTTTTATAATTTCTGGAACGGAAGATTGAACGACTTTAACTTGAGTATTTTTAACAAGAGCAGATTCCGGAAGTTTCACACTAGTTTCTAAATCTATATTTTTTACAATACCCGATTCACGTTTATTAGTTTTATTTTCAATTGATCCAGTTTGAGATGAAACATCTTTTATTTCTGGATATAAAGAAAAATCAGGTTTATAGTTTTCACTATGGTCATCATATTCTTTAGTAAAATTATAAGTTGCATTTACTTCTAATTGATTAATTTTATTAAGTATTTTTTCCCATTGTTCTTTATTTGGAATCCAATTTTCATCTTGAAAATCTAAAACTCCACCAAGCCAATCTTTAAATTCTTTAACAGTTATTTTATTTGACATAATATTCTCCAATAATTTATAATAAATCTCCTATAACTTTATCTTTTAAATATTTATTATAGCTGTCTGTGGGTGCAATACAAGTCCAATTATCATATCCCATCGGATGGCATAACATTATATTTTTTATAAGAGATGGCGTCTGTACTTTCGTATAAGGATTATAATCCACTACTTTTATAATATTTTCTATTAATTTATTTTTTTTATGATTAAATAAAAATGCTGAGAATTGATATTTTGTTAAATCTAAAAATTCAACTACATCAAGTTCAGATGTTTCTGGTGAATATACTAAAATATTCCAATCTGCCGGTGCCTCTAAAAAATAACCATTAATTACTATAGACAATGTTTTTGTTGTTAATTCCTCGCTCAATAATAATTTTTTTAAAGTAAAATCCATTAATTCTAAATCTAATGCCCAAAAATGACTTACCGGAAATGGTATATCTATATTATCCAACAATATTGGATCATTATTCTCATCTAGAATAACCATTATTATATTTTTCCCTTATATTTTATTTTCATAGATTTATTAATTTTATGTCCTTCAGTTTCATAATGTTTTCTTCTCTTTGTTGCATGTCGTTTAGCATGATATAAATTAGAATATATATCATACACATTTATTTTATTTTTATCAAATGCTTTTCGCAATCCTCTGCCTATAGATTGAATAACATTAATAAATCCTTTTTCAGAATCTAGTAAAAATATATTAAATATACGTTTTATATTTAATCCAATGGAAGCTAAAGAAAATGTTGAAATTAATACTATATCATTATTCGTTGCAAATGAATCAAATATTTTTTTTCTTTTTATTGATGGTACAAGTCCATCAATAAAAATTGAATTCGGTATAAATTCATTTAATAATTTTCCTTGTTTTTTATTTTTAACTAATACTAATGAATTATTTAATTTTTCTCTTTCCATAATAGATATGATAAATTTAGCTATATATTTGCTACGATCTAATTGTTTCATTAGATATACTCTTTCATTAGAATATTCAGGAAATTGAGATTTTAAAAATTCATTATACGTCATAGATTTATTAGTTTCTTTATTAATCTTTTCAACCACAGATAATGTATTATATGTTTCTAAAAATTCTTCATCCAATTCAATCATTGATAATTCCATAGATGATAACCATCCTATAGACATTAAATAACTAGCTTTAACCTGATATAATACATCTCCCATAGCAGATTGTAAAGTTTTCATATCACATGCATTTTCCGGAAACGTACCTGTCATTCCCATCTTGATATAACAATTACTAGCATATTCATTTAATATTTTATTAACATTTCCTGAAAAATTTTTACCACTATGACATTCATCTAAAATTATATGTTTATATTTTCCGACAAATGATGGATTATTTTTTAATGTTTGCCATGTACTAATAACCACTGGATGATCTGTATCTTTTTTAGAATCTCCCCAAAATCCAATATCATTAGAAAATTGTTTAAATTCTTCCACGGTCTGTTTAATTAAATCTCTAGTCGGAACTATAATCAATGTATCAAAATCACAATAAGTTTTATATAAATCATGCAAAATCCAAGAACAAATTGTTTTCCCTGCGCCAGTTGCTGCCTCAACCAATCCACCATTATTAGATACAAGAATATTTACAGTTTCTACTTGATGATCTCCTAATATCCAACCAAACTCTTGTAAATAATTTTTATCAATCATTGGTATTTTAATATTTACGGTATCACGATTATCAATAATTTCTAATTTATATCCTAATTGTTTTAATATTGGTACAATTTCAGGTAATAATTTAATAAAAGTACGTCCATTTTTTTTAAAAAATCTAATATATCCATCCCAAATTTTAGCTTTAAATTTAGGATTGAAAAAATAACCTTCCGGATGTAATGAAAAAATATCACTAATAGTGGTATACTCAGAAGACGTTAATCCCATGACCACCGCATTAACTTCATCTAATAATTTTATTTTTACAATTTTATTATGGCTCATTGTATTCCAAGGTTAATATTCTATCATTTATTTCATGTTCAAAAATAGCAACTGCATTAGTAATTAAATAAGAACGCTGCTCAAATTGTTTACAAATATAATAAGCTTTATTATATATTTCTTTAGCTTCTAAAAATAAAATTTTATATTCTATATATGTTTTATCATTATTAATCATTCGCTCAAGAGCAGTTGGTGTATAATCATAATTAGAATTTTCTTTTATTGTTTGAGTAACCTCACCGGCTCTAGCATCAAGCATAATTTTTATATAATCACATAATGTTGATAATTCTGCTTTTAACTCATCATAATATGATGCTAAAGATGGCTGTTGTATAATAACATCACCTATATTTTTATTTTTCATAGAAATATCTTTATGTCGATCTTTTAATTTTAATTCATATTCATCTATTAAAGATAGAAGTTCAACAGATGAAAACTCCTTTACTTTACTTTTAAGATTTTTTAAAACACTCATGATTGTCCGCCAAATTTACCTAGTTTTAATTGTTTTATTTGTATATCATCTAAATCAAATTCATTTAAATCAAATCCATCATATTCATTTACATTATTTTTAGATTTTTCTATTTTTATATCTTTAAATGCACTAAATGATTTCTTTAAAAATTTATCATTAGACAATAACATTTCAATTTCTTCCACTGAAATATTATTACCTAATGCAATATATTCATGTATAAATTTTTCAGCCCCTTCTGCATCATAATTTTCAATAAGATTTATAGGAAGGATTAATTTAATTCCAGTATTATAATTATTTTTATTAGTGCTGTCAATATAAATTGCTTCTCCATCAGGAGATGCTATTATTCCACCTTCTTCATATGTAGCCATACCAATTATTATTAACAGTTTAGATGTATTTGGATGTAAATCAATTCCAATCCAATGTACATTTAATTTTGGTTTAGCTATAGCCAAAAAAGCAGCATCAAATACTAATTTATATTTCTCTATTACTTCGTGTGTTATATCCTTATAATATTCATTGCGCTTTATAATAGAATTTATTAAAGTCATTATTACTCCAACTCATCACTAATAGTTTCATCTATATTATAAGCAAGTATTTCATTTTCTCGTTTTAATAAACATTCAAATATTTTTTTCTTATAATCATTAAATTTATTTTTTTGAAATTTAGAATTTTCAAATTCATACCATGCCTTATTCTTATTTATTATACCCATAGATTCCGCAGCTTCTAATATTCCAGTATACCAATCCATACCAGTTTCATATGGAACATCAATAACACATTTTTGGAAAGGTTTAGCAAATCTTGTTTT